ATCGTCAAGTGTAAGAAATCTTAAACCTTTAGAAACATAAGGTGCTGTTTCTCCACTTACATTAATTGTAGTTACATAAAAATCATCCCAATCTATTGAAGCATAGTCTGTAGTGATACTAGAACTGTCAGACTTTAATGTATAAAATCTTTGACCTGCTACTGTAGGTACTGTTACGTTACCATAAAAAGGGTCAGTACTTCCGCTAACTCCAGCAGAAAAGAAAGGTAATTGAGGTTCTTCATTAGCTATATCAAATATAGATTTATTAACAGTATCTTTTACAAACTTTTGAAAACCTGTAGCGTTTGCAAAGTTTGCAGCAGTCAACGGAATCTCATTAAGTTCTCTTAATATTTCGTTAGTTAAATCTAGATATGTAGTAGCCATTATTTTTTATGTACCTTTTGAATTTCAAAGTTAGCTGTTAAACTTGCACCTTTATGTTTAACAAACTTACCTGAATGTTTCATTAACTTATATGTTTTACCGGACTTCATCCAGTGGTATCCTTTAGGTGCTTTAACTTTCATAATTAGTTAGCTTTAGCTTTTGGTGTTCCATTATATATAGGCTGACATCCATCCATCTTAACATCGCCACCGTGCATGTATTTCATACGTCCACCCATGCCTTTTTTCTTTCTCATCATTTCAGCGTATCCGCCACCCATTTTTTTCATTCTTTTATCTTTACCGTATTTCATTTTATCTTCCTGTTAAAAAGTGGAGGGTCAATTAAGACCCCCCGAATTGATATTAGTCAATCACATAGAAAGCTGATACTAAAGCTTCAGGTCTAAGTACTTTCGCACCATAAACATGTAAGCCTCTAACAATATCACCAAACGATGTTGGGTCTCTCAACACTTCTGTTGAAAGGATAGTGTTAGCAGTAGCAGTAGAACTCATATGTCCAGCCATAACTTTACCAGTTGCATTAGATGTTGCAGCGATATTGTTAGATTTGTACATATCAAATCCTCTTAACTTTCCACTTGAAACTAAACCATTTCTGATTGAGCCTTGACCAGCGTTAAAGTCAACACTTAATAGTTTAGAACCAGATTGTGCTAACTCTTCATAGAATGAAGGTGGAGCAACAAACCATCTACCTTCTTCAGGTACATTCTGGTCATCCATTAGTCTTGCCATTCTTGCCATAAGGTCAATAGCATCTACACCAGTACCATCTGAACCAAGTAGGTCTACAGAGTTAGTTGCGTGAGCCATAGTGGCATCAGCAGTAGCACTGTCAGAACCAATGATATGGTCAGGTGATGATGCAGAGCAACCAGAGAACATAGTTGCTAAAACAGCAGCATCATATGAATCTTTCAATGCATATGCAGCAGAGCTTGAAGCAACTTCTTTGAAGTTTACATGTGACATATTTGTTTCAATATCATCTACGATGAATTTGAAAGCTTTAGCACTGTCAACAACCAAAGATATTTCTTGGTCAGTTAGTTTCGTGTCAGTAGTATCGCTACCTCTAGTGTAATCTGATACTGAAATGACAGGTTCTTTGATAATCTTTACAGAGTCTCCATAAGCAGATATTTCACCAGCATAGTCGGTGTTAGTAATAGCTTCTACCACTGAGGCTTTTCTAAAGAAGTTTAAAACCTTTTTAGAGTAAACCGAAGGTAAAAAGAAACTATTAGTTTGTCCACTTACGGAGTTTGCAAAGTTAGCATTTGTATCTGTTGAGGGTTCAAAATATTGAGCCATGATACTTCTCCTTTAAGTTAATATAGTTTATTTAACGATTCTGCCTTCTTGCATTGCATCTGATATTTCCTGTTCGTATTTATCAAATTCAGCAACACTCATTGCAGCAATCTCCTTTTCTGACCATACTTTCTGTTGAGTTGGTTCTATACTTTTTGTTTTAGTAGAAACCATATCTGCAGCAGATTTTCTGGTCGGTTTAGAAGATGACCTAGTCTTTGTAGGTTCAATACCAAAATCTTTTTTAAACAAATCTAAAGCACGTGCAGCTAGGTCAGCATCATCAGCATTTGAGTATATCCAATCTTGGATAGACTTAGGTTGCTCTTTTGCCCAACCATGAAAGTCATCACTGTTTCTGATATCTTCAAAATCAGGATGTCTTTCCAATAACCTTTTTTCTGCATCTTGTCGTATTAACTGATTCTCTCTTTCTTGAAGTTTACTAAGGCGTTCTTCTAGAACTTTTGCTTTAGTCTCACTTTGCATGTGAGCAACAGTTTCTACAACTTCATAAACATCAGGATATTGATTCTTAAAATCTTCAAGTTCTTCTTCAGTTTTTGGAGCTTTATATTCGGTTCTATTTTTAGTAGCTTCCTCTATTAACTCTTGTTCTCTGCTTTTGAACTCATTAAGTTTACTATCATAATGTTTTTTCAAATCATCGTATCTTTTTTTATAGTCTGGTTTTTTATAAGGTGTATCCTTTTTAGTTTCCAGTTCTTCAGTATTAACACTTCCTTCAGCTTCCACTTCAGTTATGTCATCACTTTTAAAGAGTTTATTCTTTTCAGAAGGCTCTTCAAAAAACATACTTTGAGATGATACAAAAGGTTTATCGTCTCCTTTGTGCCAATCTTTTTTTGCGTTATAAGGGTTTGGCGTTTCCTCTTTTTGGACTGTATTAGTCATTTTCTTTTCTCCTACTCGGGGCTTCGTTTAACAAGGTAGCTGCTTTTGTCGACTGTGCAGGGCTTGTTCTTGTAAAGGTAGCCTTTTGGTTTTAATTTGATAAAGGGCTGAGTAATTAATTCAGGTAGCTTTATCGTTTAAGTCCAGACCCAAATATAGGCGGTTGTTCTAAAGGATTTGTATAATCAGGTTGTTGTTCTTCTTCGATATCTTTTCGGACATCTAGAATAGAACCTTTATTATTTTCTTCCATTATAGGACCTCCCATTTGGGCTGGTTGCCTTTCATCTGCAGCAGCTTCAGCTTCTTTCATCATAGCCATTAAATTATCAGCTCCGATTTCTTCTACAGCTTTTGCAGTAAAGACAAATTCTCCATCAGATAACCTTGCGGGTATGCTGTCAGAGACTCCTGAACCCGGACCTTCAACAGGACCAGACCCAGTAAATTCTTGAGCAACATCTATGACTTTATCAAATATCATAGCTAGTTCCTCATCTTGTTCTAGTTTGGACATAAGCATATCTTCTTCATCTTCTGTTAATGCTTCATCCATTATAAATCTTGTATATCCATCTTCCATTTCACCGTCAGATTCCATAGGCATCTCAGGTTCCATCTCAGATTCCATTGGTGGTGTCATTGCCATTGTCATTTGGTCATCTATTGAGCCACCTTCTTCGTAACCCATACGTTCTACAACTTCAGGTGCTTCTTTTCTAAGAGCTTCTATGCCGGGACCACCGTCTTTCATTCCATATCTTTTTTTATCATCTTCTAACATTTTATTTCTCTTTTGCTCTTCCTATGTTAATAGCGAACCAATCAATAATTTTGTAAGCTTTACCTACTAAGTTATCATCAAGTGGTGTAGGTGTTAGTGCAGCTATCATTGAGCATATTGAAATTACCCAAGGCACTACGCCTACTATTTTCATAATTGTATCTAATAAATCTAACATGTTATCCTTCCTTTCTTAATATTGCTTCTTTAACCTGTTGGTCCAGTTGCTCCAACCGTACCAGAAAATTCACTTTCCCCTGCAACCGGTACATTTCCTGTTCCGATGTTGCCACCACCAGTGCCTGTAGCTCCAAGTTCTTGAGGCTGTTGAGGTATTCCTTCAGGTCCTCCCATTGTGGGCTGTTGACCAGTGGGTTGAGCTTCTTCGCCATTTGTTTGTCCAGCATTCTGCATTCCTATTATCTGTGCCATTATTGCAGCTTCTTCAGGGTCGTTGAGTATTTCATCAGGGTCTAAATCTAAGCTGTAGGCAAGTTCACTAACGAGTTTAGAAATTTTAACAAACGGAGCAATAGCAGGACTTTGTGCAGTTTGTAAGAACATTGTCAATCTTTGAGAACGTACTT